GGCGGATTGCGTTCTTAAAGATATTGATATCCTCGCCGTTCTGAACTCTCTGTATCCAGTCCTGGGCGCTACCACCGAAGTCTTTCATTAGGTTAAAGCCATTAGCGGCTGCAGTCTGAGCCAATGCTTGGGTGGCAGCCTGTTGGGCGCTTTGTTGAGCGCTTGCCTGCTTTTGAGAATATGCCGGTAGTTTCTGGATTAAATCGGTTAAGTACTGGTCTTTGTCAAACGGAACAGTGTACTTAGTTACCAGAACCCCATCGACTTCTTCAGTAACAGCCTTTTGGATTGAAGATGGCTTCTGCTCTTTGGCCATTAACTTATTGGCAAGGTCCTTAACCTGCGCTTCGTCTAGCGCTATGCCTTCTTTTTTCGCAATTTCTAGGACTTTGGCTCTAGCTCTTTCTGGTGTTGAAATGCTAACCGTGCCGGTAGGCTGTCTTGTTTTGCCAGTCTCGGTTCTGTATTTTGCTGAAGTCCTGAGAAAATCTTCAATAGTTAGGTTCTTAACAATAGGGTCATTGGACATATACATATTTTCTGCAAAGCGTGCCACCCAAGACCCAAGAGCAGTTGGGTCATTGTAAGTTCTACCAGTTGCAGATTTGACCGCATTCTTAATGTTTGCATAAGCCTTTGGGTTTGTCTTCATAAGACCTATAACATAAGAAGACATCTTCATTGGCGCTGCTACGCCATCAGTCCCAAATCCTAGGGAGATACCAGTCCCGCCCTCTTCTTCTGCTGATATATCAAAGGTTGGCTTTGGAGCCTTGCCAGTAGATACCTTTGGAGCTTTGTATGTGGAGTCAGGATCTGACTCATAGGCTGATTGAGCGGCAACAAGTACTTGGCTTTCCGTATAGTTAGGAAATCTTTTCCTTACTTGCTTGATATAATAATCAAGATTCTTCATTACTCAATCACCTCATAGTTATCATTTTCAAGGTATCGTGAATATACATCCGAGAACCCGCTGGAATACAGTTTCATATCTAAAATGTAATCGTCCCATCTTTTCTTCAGGTCTGCGTTGTATTCACTTGTCAGGCTTCTCGTACCGTACATTTCTTTTCTTTTATCTAATTGCTTAGCAAGCCACTGACGGTTTACAATGTAGTCCGACAAAGCCTCCATAGTAGTAGATTTGCCATACTTATCCATCCACTTATTGTTCTGAACAATGGTGGTTAAGCCTTTGACATATCTCTTTGTTTTGTTGAAGTCCGAGGTTCCGAATTCCTTTTCCTCGCCCCACGATGGGTAGTAATCTTTGAGGCCATCGACAAATGCTTCCCATTTAGCGGTGTATCCAAGTTGCTGCGCTCTCTTAGAGTTTATACTTGAGATTCCTTCTTTCTTTAGAAGGGCATCTCTCTTTTGTATTTCCTTAATGTAGGTAGTCCACCCTAGGCTGATTTCCCTATCCTTTAATACCTCATCCGCAGCTCTGGTCTCTGTAAACTTATAGTTACCGCCAGGGCGTACTTGACGGTTACGGAAGTAGTTAGCGGCTGCATCAGAATACTTATCCGTCGTAGTGCCAAAGTTCGCCAAGAAGCCCACAAGACCAGGAGTATTTAGATCATCCATCTTTGCCATAAGTCTTGAGAACTCCTTGGAATTTCTAACGGCATTTGGAGTCTGCAGGACGCCAGTGACATTCTTGGAAGTTGGCGCTGTCATTAAATAGCCAATGTCGCCATACTTACCTAAGATATAATCATCAACCCTCTCACGCCCAATAATTGGGTCCGTAAGAGCGCGGCGATAATCGTCCACAATTACTTGCCACTCAGGGCGGAATGTGAAAGTAAACGGTAACACTAGGTTGGTAGCAATACGGATATTGTAGATATCTTTTGCTAGACGCAAAGCATCCTTAAATGTTGGTTGCTTTCCAATCCTACCTTCTTGGTCCCAGTTATAGAGCAAACTCTTGTATGCCGAAATTGTGGCATTACCAAAGGCTTCATTACCTAATTCAGCCTGAGTTGCGACAATCTTACGCGCAGATGCTGGAAGCAATAGGTCCCAAGGCTTTTGTGCGGGACGACCAAATGGCAGGATGCTGCTCATAATGGTATTAGCACCTTCTTCACCTACAGCCTTTGTAAGCCAAGCCCTTGCATCCTCTACAACTTCAGGACGGTTATTGGCAAATGATGACATTGAAATGGTTACCGGAAGGCCGAATGCTGGAGCAAGCGGATTTTCGCCTTGAAGGAATACGTTAAGACTGTTCTTTGGTATTGAAACTTGGTAACCCTTGGGAATGCCAAAACTGTTTCTTAGATTCTCAGGAATCGTAAGAAGAATAAATTGCTGCTTTGACGGTGGCGCTCCTGGTGGGACCTGATTGCCTTCATCATCTACTACAGTTGCTACCCTATTGGGTAGATTCCAAATCTGAGAAGCACGAGCTATGCGAGACGGATCTTGGAACAACAATCTACCATAGACCTTGACGGCATTGTACTGTGCGTTAAAGAACGGAATCAAAAAGCGCAGGGCACTTGACATACCAGTGTTATTGGCAATGCGATACAGTGTAGCGTTGGTTGTCTTCAGGGCCTGAGCGTGAGCGCTACGTTGCATCTGGATAATCAATTCTTCATCTTGTATATTCTTGCCTAAACCTTCTGCAAGATTAACCTCACGTTGCAATGCACGAGCGTATAATTTGTTATAGAAAGGCCAAGCCACAAGGTTATCTTCAGGCGTTGAACCGATTATCTGAAACAGTTTGTTAGTAAATTCATCAAATGATTTGCGAATAGCGCCAGAGCCATATAGGAAATTATCTTCCATAATTTGTCGCCCAGCGATTGTTGGCAAATTAGGATTGCCACGCATTAGCAAATCAAACTGTTCTGGGGCTAACTCTTCTCTGGCAATCAAAGAGCGCATTTGCTGGTCTGGGAATATGCGATAGATACGTGCCCTTGCTTGAGCGATATGATCCATAATCTCATCAGACTTAATGTCTGCGTCTATCTCACGAAGGTAGAACTTACCCTTAGTGCGAAGCCATCCGGCAATCTCACTGTCGCCCTGACCCTCAAGAATACGCATAGCGAGTTGGTCATTACGCAAACGGTTATTGGCAAAGTTAGCCATTTCATTAAAATACTGTGGGTCAGTGGGCTGCACCACATCCCTAGCTTCGCTCAAACGGCCTTTGAATAAAGGCGAGCGAGCGCCCTTTGCCGCGTCAAATGCAAGATATGCCTGTTGCTCAGTAAGCCAGTTCAAGGATCTAGCGCTTGAAGACTCTTGACGAGTTAACAATCCACTAGGACCGCCAAAGGCGCCTTCGGCGTTTACGGTTTTACCGCTAGGAGATATAACATTCAGTGGCTCTTCTCCAGCACGCTTAATCTTAAGTTGTGAGCGAATCAATGCTAGTTCCTGAGACTCTGCAATCTTAATATCAATCTCATTATTGAGTTTATTGATTTGCTCGGTATAGGTACGCACGCGACGCATCTGGTCTTCGCCAATAATCTCAGCAATGTCTTCATAGATCTGAGAACGAGATACCTCATAAGAGGTAACTACGCGTATATCTGGGCGAGCAGATGGCTCTTTTGCTCTTAGATTTAAGTTCTTGCCGCCTTGAACTTCCATATCCAGCATAGATGCTGGTATACCTTTACGGGGCTGCATCGTCTCATATGCGCCCTTAGGAACGCGTCCCTTAGTGCCAGGGATTCTATAGAAAATTTTACCACTAGGATAATCAGCGTATACAAGTGTTACGCCTTTAGGCAACCCTGGCAAAACCTCTTCTCGAACATATTTGCCAAAGGCTTCTTGCTCTAATTTTAGGTATCTATCCTTTTCTTTGCCAAACAATAGACCGCCTTGCTGCTTCTTCTTAGCAAGTAGTTCAAAGTAAGCCTCACGCTTAGGACCTTTTAGCAAGGGCTTAGTCTTAGACGATACGGCTAGTTCAACCATAGCAGGGTCTATCTGCTTGCCGAATGTACCTGACGCTCCGGCATAGTAATTTTGCGGTGTTAACTCATCTAAGATAGAGTTACGCACATCAATAAAGTTATTGCGAGTAGCAATCAACTTACCGGTCTGCTGACGCAGTTGATAAGGATTCTTTAACTGTACGGTTTCTTCCAAGAAGTTCTTAGAAAGAATTATACGAGTCTTAGTATTACTTACAAAGTTCTTAAAGTAATCATCAGTCTTAGCCATTCCCTGAAGAGTTAAGAATGCGCGAAGTTGACCATCAATAGTATTTCTAATTGGATAGCCTAGGCGGGTAAGAACGGATACCTTAAACAAAGAGTTCAAAAAGTCTGAGGCAGATATGACTTCCTGCCCAGCACGACGTGCCAGTAGGCCGGTTTCCCCAAAAGCCTTGTAGTAAGACAAAGCCTTTTCAAAATCTTTGAAGTTTAGCATTGGAACTATGTTGGGCATCTCGGTTTTCCAAAAGGCCGATGTAATTAAATCACCATTATCGTCAACATCAAAGCCATTCTTCTGGATTTTGTTCATAACACCGCGACGAACCTGTACAAATTGCCCGTATACATCACGTGCCTCTTCAAGGGTCATACCTTTTTCTAGGGCAATAATGTCTGCAATCTCAGATTCAATATTTTCTACAGCTCTAGCACGCTCTTGAGCGTTGCGAGCGTTCAAATATGAGCGTGCAAGATCATTCTTTACAGCAGCATACTCCATACTACGCAAAGGCTTTACTGAATTTAAGGCATATTTGATTTCGCTAAAGGAATCTGCTACTGGGCCACCGTCAACACGGACAATACCACGTGGCAACTTATTAAATGGCAGTGTAACAACCGTTACTGCGCGGCTAAATGGCGTCTTCCTAAAGGTTTCTGTAAAGAATGAAGTGTTGTGGTATACCTCAGAAGCCTTACCGCGAGCCTTTTCAATAGCAACACCTAGGTTTTTGTTAAATAACTGCACATCGGCTGCTGATGAATAGTCAGTTATGACTCTAAAGTCGCCAATACCCTCGCTAATCGCTCTATCTAAGTTCCTATCGCGCTTGCGAAGGTCCTCTAATACCTTGGATAAGCGGTCGTATTCCTGTACTGTAGGCTGAAGTTGGTCAATATTGACTGCTTGGCCCCAAGGGATTTCATTATATTTCTTCTCAATCGGGTCAAGTAATTCTTGGTTGCGCTTGATATCGTCAGCAATAGAAGCCCTGCGTAGTTCCAGCTTCGCAAGGGATGCCTTATCTCCCGCTGCGGCAGCAAGGAAGTCTGCCATATCATCGTAATTGTCTATATCCCCAGCAATGCCAGCAACTAATGTGGGATTTGTAGTTCTGCGAACAAATACGTCATCGTAAACCTCTTCGGCATTTTTGCCGACTAAACGCTGCGCTATGGTACCCATAGGAGTTTCACGGCCGATTGTGCCATTAGACTTTACCCAAACTCCGTGAGTATCAAGTTCAGAGCGTAGGCGAGCGATATCTTTGGCAGACTCAATAGGTCTGTCTAGACCAGCAATTTTACCTAAGGCGATGCTTTTGCCAACGACTACAAGTGGATCTGCATACCAGTTAAATAGGGCATCAACCCCGCCAGTAAATACCTTGCCAAAGATGTCATTCTTAAAAGCCTCTTTGCGCTGGTCTGGGTCAGCAATATTAAAATTAGGATCTAGCATTGGTGGCAGGTCTACGCCTTGACGCTCCAAGAATGGAGTTACACCAAACTCTTCACCAACGGTTTGTACGTAGCCACCTACAGCTTGACCTGGACTGACGTTGCGAGCTAATTTCCAATTCTCTACAAGGTTGAGACCTTCTCCTGCAACTTGGTCAGCGCTAGCCAAAACGGCTGTACTTATTGGCTGAGCAACTTTAGGATATGCCCACTGATAAAGTTTGTCTACCTGTTCAACACCAAGATTAAATACTACGTCTGCTCTTACCGTCTCTGCTGGTTTTGCTGCAACGTTAATGGCTTTTGTAGCGGCTTTGGTAGCCATACTTTCTGCCTGCTTTTGCTTTTGAGCAACAGTAGTTTGGATACCACGAGCAACTTGAGGTTGTCCGGCTCGAACAGCGCTGGCAGTAGCCATACCGCCACCTAAGCCAGTTATTGCTTTAAGTGGAGTGACAACGCTTTTCCCGATGGTACTTGAAACTATTTCCTTTATCTGATCCCAGTAGTTAGGCATTAAACCTCCCTGGTCAGAAAATCAATAAACCCGTCTCTATCTTCGTCACTCTGCCAAGGAACTTGAGCAAGCGTCAATACAATAGCTGGTTCGTCGTAGCCTAAGGCATCAGCAAAAGCGGCAACATCTTGCATAAATTGGTTCACAAGTTACCCTGTAGGTTTCTAACAAAAATTCTAAATGACGTTGGAGCATCTGGATTTGACGCCATAGCATCTAACGCTGGTAGGTACTTAGCCACAATATCTGAATCCATTTGCCGAGCGTTACGCCCCATACTAAGGGCTTCTGGCCCTGGACCTTCACCCATTGCAATACCTGAAGTAATCGGCTCATCTGGACGCTCTGTTGGAGCAAATAGCGGAGTCACTCTTGCCATCTGTGATGGGGCCATACCCATATCGCTGCGCGAGGTAGGGTTTACATCTGGAGTCTTAGCCATTGGTGCGCCAGAAATAAGGTTGGCGGTCTCTACGCCTTCACCATAACTTGCACTAGGCATCGTCATATCAGTCCTCTTGGAGAACTTGCCTGGGCCTGCTGCTCCTGCGAGTGGGCCTCTAGCCATTACCGTCCTCCATCTTCTCTAAATCCTGTGTGAAATCTTCCCAAGCCTTACTGACTTCGGTCTTTCGTATCGCGTTATATGTAACTAATTCTAAAATATCATCTGAGAATGCGTGCAGAGCTGTCATCACATTGTGGAATAGCCCTGCGAAAACTACTGCTATGTCAGCGAGACGAATAGAGCGCGGTACATAGTTAGGTTCTTTACTCACGCTCTATCCTCTCGATTGTAAATCCTTAAGCCTTCTTGCCCTTGCGAGCCTTTGCTGCATATCCGAAGTCAACCTTTCCGCCCTTGACGCTTGCGCCCTTGGTGCTTCCTTCAGTTGGCTTGGCTACTGGAGCCTTTGCGCGACCACCTTTTTTCATTTATCCACCTCCTTAGCCTGCAATTTGTGCAAGTAGAGTTGCTATATCGGGACGAGCGCCAGCGGCAGGGGCCGCACCAGCCATCATTTCTGGAGTTGGCTGCGAGGCAGGGGCTGGGGCCATTCCTGCCGCTGGAACTTCTGTGCCTGCTGGCACTTCTGGGGCGAAGACCTCTTCAACGATGGTCTCCAACTGCTTACCTTTTTGCCGACCTTTGATTACTTCGGCGATTCTGGAAACAATTTGAGAAGGGTCTTGACCCTGTGCCGCAAGCGCGGGGATAGTTTGAGCATACTGAGCGACAGCAACACGAAGAGAATCGCGCATCTCTTCAATGTCCACACGCTGTTCTTCTTGGGTGACATTTAACTCCATTGGAATTTCGCGTCGTACATAATCTCTAGAAACCAACTTATCGCTACGCATCTGTAGCAAAGCGATGATGGCCCGGTTCGGGTCCATACCGCTCATAATTCCGTAGCGCACATCTACGCCATACTCGCCAGCAATCTGGCGGCTTGGCACATACTTCATATTAAACGGAGTGCCATCGTCTACGCCCTTGATCTCTTTGGTCATAGAGCCGAACATCTTCTCGTCTACCTCAAAGCAGAGCGATACAAGTTCGGTAAATAGGCGAGCGAACTGGGCTTGTGCTGCACGAACTTGGGTATCAAAGCCAGCCTGTAGCGCTTGTACGCCACGACCGGTGATAACCGATGAGTCGATATTACCGCTGCGTACCTCTGGGTAGCGAGCGCCTAGACGAAGTTCTCGCTCTAGAACGCCAGACTCGGTAAAGACTCCGGGAGGGAGTTCTAGCGGTACACGCCGGATTGCCTGTGGGTTAGCAGAGCGCATAATCGAATCAGGCCCAAGTGCGAGTTCTTGGACATCTTGTGGAATTGCGATAGGTGCTTGGATTGACTTCTCTGCTGCCTGTATTTGCAAAACTGCAAATCTGGCACGTGCTAGTTGTACCGCTAGAATATCATCGAACTGACCGCGTGCTTCGCCATCTAGAGATGAGCGTAGGGCAACGCGAGCCAGACATTTGCCAGTTGGATTTGGCAGGTTAGAAAGAATTAGGTTGTTACGGTCTGGCAGATAAACTACATCTTGATCCTTGTCGTGGTAGCGAATCATTGAGATGTAAGGCGAGCCAGAGGAGAACTGGGTCTTACCGACAATCTGATTATAGAACTCTGGATATTGCATAGCCAGGGTCTCAGCGTCAGTATTGATTACTTGGGTAATTGAGATGCAGCGACCGAAGCGGTCCATCTCGGGGTAGACACCAAATGGGTTAAGTAGGCGGATGCGTGGGTTGTTGGAATCAAAGTCCATCTCCACGAGGGCTGGCAACATACCGTAGGTATTGAACCAGTCTGCGCCTTGGTACATCTGAATCTGTAGTTCAGATAAGGAGACATAGTAGTTAGCGATGCGGGTTCTGGTATCAGCGGCCTTGCGTGCTGAGTCAGAGACCATATTGGTAGCAGCGCAGTTAAAGGATGGCAGCGGGGCCATAACCTCAGCGAGGTCACGAGCGGCTACATCTACAAAGTTAGCGACTAGAGGTCGTGGGTACTCCTCAGAGAACATCGCTGGGTAGACCTTGGAGATATCTCCTTGGCGTACAGACAGCACATCACGCATACGCTGGTCGCGTGCTGCATATTTAGACTGCAGCCTTGCTACCTTTGCGACTATCTCTTTAGTAGTTAACATTTATCTTCCTTAAATGAACTGACGTTCTTGCTCCTGTAGTAACTGGTCTATGTTTACAACCATCCTCTTACCGCGCTCGTAGCGCGTTAGGAATGGATTCTTCAAATGGTGACTCTGATGGATGCCGTTATTGAGCCATTCTCTAGCCCTAATTTCGCAGAACCAGAGAGCCATCACCATATCTGTCTTACCCTTAGTAGTAGGTGACCAGGTGATTAACTGTTCGATAAGGCTCTTGATATTCTCTGTTTGATCGCTAGGCAGATGGATAAGATTATCTCGATGGTGCTTACCATCGGCCTGCTTCGTTCCAAACAGTGTGGACATACTGGCAACTCCAAAGCCGGAGTCCCACTTATTGCTTCCGGTGTGATGCTCACGAAGCACCACTCCTTTGCTAGCCAAGAACTGGCGGATGCCCTCATCTTGGGTTAAGAAGGATTGGAAGGCGTTCTTCTCTACAATCCATTCCGCTGGGGTGTAAAGGCCAGTCCAGTCAATGATGAGTTGTCTAATCTGA